GTCGATCTTGTACTTGTCTTCTCGTACCGTGTTCGAGGCGGTGTTATAAAAAGCCTCGAAGTTGATCGTTACGACCCGCTCGTTATGCTCCATTTCGGAAGTGTAGTAACCAGACCCTAGGGTTTGTTCCCCATCGTCTAAAGCGTTATCGATCGAAAGATCTACCGAAGTAACTTCTGCAAACTCTACCGAGTCGATAGTCATAGTCCCGTTAACAAACCGAAAGCTCTTGAGACTTGGAGAAGTGAGCCCTACCGCCAGAGATCCAGCCGATTCAGCTTTTCCCTTTACCGAGATCGTAGACCGTAGGTAGTCCTGGGCTTTGGCTTCGATAGAGAGGGAGGCGACTTTAAGCCCGGCATAGGCTGGAGTAGCGGCCTTTCGGTCGATGATTGCGGTAAAGCTGGGTAAGGTTGCGTTATGATCTGCCAGGGTAAAGGCGTGTTCGTAGACTCCAGTTGTGGCAGCCTTGAGCGCTGGGTTCGCTTCTACCCCCATGGTCAGGAAAAGAATTTCCTTCATGTTTTCCGGTTTGAGAATGACCCCGATAGATCCGTCGACGGTGTAGCCCATTACATCCATGGACCGAGCGGTTTTCTGGACCAGGAGGCTTTCTTCCTCGATTCGGTTGATGTTGAGTTTTAGGTCTTCGGAAAGGAAATTGAGTAGTCTAGTAGGAGTAACCGCGGTTCCCCAGGTAGTCTCCTTTCCTATTTGGAGCTGACTTCCTGCCCCTCTTGAATATGCCATTTTAGTACCCCTTCTTTATAGTCAAAGCTCGTAAAGTAGCGAGAATCTAAGCTCGGCGCTTTTGAGATCCTCGTTTCCTTCTACCGCTTGGTAGTAGTCCATCCCATCTAGTCGAACGTCCCCGGCGTATCCCCCGAGAGTAGGGTCTGCTCGTAAGGCCTCGATAAGCGCTGCCGCCGTTCTTAGTGTTTTTCTGTACAAATTCTCCCGGGTATCTCCCCTCCAAACGACATAGATTGAAAGGCTGGAGTCCGAAGAATACCCATCGATGCTGGTTGCCTCGAAAGTCTCCTGGTCCGGGATTATGTAAATCGTCAGCGGGTTTTTATATTTGTCTGGATCCATATCGAATAGGACGATCTGCTTTGCGACTACGGTCCCCAGGTCGATCTCTACTGTTGAGATGTCCTCCAGGTACCCGGGGAGGTTTGCGACTAGGTAGGTCTTTAACCCGTCGATGATCGTTTCTAGGGTCATTTCTTGCTCTCCATGAGCTTAGACAGGTCCTTCTGGAATTGCTTATCCATTTCCTGACCTAGGCGAGGACTTTCCAAGTAGGATCCGACAGGACCGGCAAACCAGGGTTTCGGAGGCTGAGTAACTGATTTCTTCTTTACCCAAAGCCCTTTTACCTGGAAGGTCATGTACTTTCCTTCTTTTGAATTTTTCGTCCCGCCGTGCTCCAGCTCCCAGGCCTTCATGAAGTTAAAGGATCCACTAGGACCAATTACTGCGACCGCTCGATCTTTTCTAGAAAGCGATCCTTTCAGGCTTTTATAAAGGGACCCCGTACTCTTTCTTGCTGTGGAGTTAAGGCTCTTTTTTGCTACCTTTGCCCCTTCCCTGGCGGCGGCCTTGAGCATATTTCGACCGAATTTTTTAATTATCCGGGGATCCGAGAGCTCGCTGATTCTCCCCTTTATTTCGTCGTAGTCTGCCTTTACCGAGATCATAGGCGGGTAATCCTGAACTCGTTCAGGACTGCGAGATATCTATCGTATTTAGTTGTCTGGATAAACGTTCTAGTCCCTGAGTCACCGAATGATTTCGAAGTGATCCCGATATTCCCCTCGGCCTCGGTGGACATTAAGGCGGCGATTCGTAAACAGGTCAGTTTTATCACTTCTGGGAGTACCGCGTATCCCGCTGTATAGGTAACGTGAATATTCTCGTCCCCCCGGGGAAAGGTTTTCGAGGTATCCGAATAAGTGAGCCATTCGTTTTTTAGATAGAAATCTGCTACGTCCTGGGAGGCTCCATCGAACTCGACAGAGGTCACGGCGCTGAGAGGCTTTGAGGCTAGCCTTTGCCGCCTTCCCCCGGATCCGTCCAGTCGTTCGTCGTAAGACAAAGACTCGGGATTGTAGCCCAGATAGTTTTTTATAACGTCCTCGGCAGAACCTAAATAGATCGCCGCCAGTACGTCGTCGTCGAATTTCTGGGTGTAGGCGTTGTATTCTGCGAGAGTAGCAAATGCCATTTTTTTATAGTACCTCTACGATCCCAGCCGCAGCCAATTCCCGAGCCAGATCAGCGTTTACCTCGAGAATCTTCTCAGCCTTAAAAATCCCCTGACTGGTCGCCATGGTTTTTTTGAACCGTACTTTTACGGGACCGATCGATCTTTTGGGAGCTTCTACTTCTGGAGTCTCTGTTTTCGGTTGTAGTGCTTTTTCTCGTGCCATGTATCATCCTTTCAAAGTGAGAAACCCCGAGACCATTACGGCCCCGGGGTTAGGTTACTAGGCCCCTACTTTGACCCGCACGAAGGCTTCGGGATCGATTACATTACCAGTCGTCAAGAGGTAGCCCTTGTACCCGATCTGGTTGGTAGCAGCGTAGAGCTCGGAAAGTACTTGCATTTCCATAGCTTCTACGTCGGCGATTGCGTAACCTCGGCCAAAGTCTCCGAGAGCGGCGATATAAGAGCCGGTAGTAGTTGCGCTAGGTGCGTGAGCGCTTTTCATTACAGGGATTCCGAGGATCGTATCAGGCTCGCCTGCTCGGAAGCTGTGAACAAAAATATACTGTCCGTTTCCGTCCTTGAGGATTTCAACAGCGGTAAGTACGTCGGGATGGATTACCCAGACCGGATTATACCCAGAGGCGAGCTTATTCTTTGCAGCAATAAAGCTCTCAGCAGTAATTCCCGATCCCTGGGTTACGTCCCGAGCCACGGGTACGGCGGTAGTATTGAATATTCCGAAAGGAGTATCGTTTGCCCCGTCTCCGGTGAGGTACGCATCCTCGAGAGCGTTTGCGAATCGATCTACCATTTCGTCAGAGATTACTCGTTCGATAGGGAGCGCCGAAACTTTTACGACTCGCTTGTCGATCTTTACCAGACCGTTAAGTGGTGCGGGTTTCAGGATTACGGACCCGAGAGCCAAATCGGTATCGGCTGCGGGAGAGTTGCCCCAGGTAGCAGCGCCCATCCGAACGGTTCGACGAGGAATAGTGATTCCCTCTTGCTGGGTAAGGGTAAAGCGTCGAGCGGTTTCACGAATAAAGAGGCGCTCGTCCAGGCTCTTGATGAGCTCGGCGACAAAGCCTTTAGGCGCGAATACGTTCTCGGAGTACGAAATATCCCGCTTTTCTACCTTCAAGATCGATCGAAACTCCTCGATTGCATCCTTGAGGTCTCCCGAGGTCTTTTCTACTCGGTGCTCGGCTGCAACAGCTTCGAAAGCCGCTTGTCGCTCCTCAGCGTCAAGAAGAACGTTGATCCGCTCTACCTCTTGGTGGATAGCGTTTACCCGCTCCTCGAGTTCTGGGGTAACGTCCCCTTTCAAAATATCGCCGGCTTCTTTAATCAGCGCGGCCCGTTTTTCTTTTAGCTTCTTCATCGAAGAACCTCCTCTAGATATTTTTGTCTTAGCCTTAGGGTTCTTTGACGAGTGGAATCTACCGAATCGTCTTCCTGTGGCTCTTGTACTTTGGGATCCTGGGGAGGAGTGACTTCGGTCGAGTCCTCTTGAGAGTCCCTGTTTATATAGTCCTGGAGCTTTTTTCTTGCTTCCGTGGTCGTATCTTCGTAGGCAGGAAAGACTACTCCGAAGGAAACCTCGAGCAATCGAGCCTCCAGAAGATCTCGTACCCAGTCTCCCTTGTCGTCTTGATACCAGTCGTCTTGTATCGTGTAGAACCCGAAGGACATTGTATTAACGTCCCCCCGGGTAACGGATTCGGCCAGATCCTGAGCATAGACCGCTCGGGGTAGATCGACCTCACAAACTAGACCTTCTTCCGAATCGATAAGCCGCAGGGTTCCGCTTTTGGTTGATCCTAGAATCTGGTCGTCGTTGTGGTTTCTAAGCGCTACTACCCGGGATCCATTCTCCATGGTCCTACGAAAAGCGCTGGGTTTTATTATTTCGTAGAATCCCCCGAGGTTTACCGATCGTTTTCCATAGGGAATTAGACCGACGAGTTTGGTCGGCCCTTCTTCGGCTTTTCTGATTTCGACTTTTTGGAAATCGAACTGTCGAAGTTCCTTTTCTCGTTGCTTACTGTTTGTCATCACCGACTCCTTCTGATTCCTTCCCGATTAGGCTTTGGGCTTTGAGTTTTGCGCTGGCCATATACGCCCCGATAGTTTCGTTATTTAGTGGCATGAGGTTGGCTGGGATAAAGTGTACTTCCCCGGATTCCGGGAGAGCGGTAAGGTTTTCAAGGTTCCGGACCTCGTCGACCGAATAAATACCCGACTGGATCCCTTTAACGTAGGCCTCCATTCGGCTTTTGTGGTCTCCTCGAAGAAATCCCGCAGTATTAAAACTCACCGAATGACGTTCCCTCTCGTAGGAATCCAAGAGCATACCGAGGTACTGCTCGATTATTCGAATCCATGGAAGCAAGGTGTACTGTAAAAAGTTTATGTTCTGGGCTTCCTGGCTGTTGTATTTGTTCTCCCCTTCACCGAGGAGGAACAAAGGTACCTGGTAAATCTGAGCGATAATTTTGTTCTGGTACTGGCGGTTCTCGAGTAGTTGGCTTTCCCGGTTATCGGTAGCCTCGATCGAGTTAACTTTCATACCGTCCCAGAGAATGAGCGGTTTGCCCTCGTTTTCCTCCCCCGAGTAGTTGTTTCGGAGATAGGCTGCCATCTCTCGAATATCGTCGTCCGTGGCCCCGTCCGGGTACATACTCGAAATATCTACCAAAGCCCTTGATCCTATTCGACCCTCGAAAGCTCTGGCGGCGTAGGCCTCGATATTCGAAGCGGTTTCCAGGGTACTCTTTGCAAATTCTAAAGGTGAGTATCCCCTGACTCCATCGTACCCGACCCCGGGTATATGCAGGATCTCTTTCGAGGAGTATTCGTTTTTTCCTTGTTTGAAAATCTTCTTCCCTGAATCGTTGCGCTCTACTGAAACGGTAGCAGGATCCAGGAGGAATATTTCGATCACTCGGCCCTGGCGGTCTCTGATAGGACGAAGAAAGGCGTTTCCTCGTAACAGGTGCCGAACTAGCCGACCATAAAAGACTTGAGGGACTTCTTCAGTATTCGGTTCCCGTTTGAGGACGTTATACATCGGATGAGTGTAGGCTTTTACTCTGGACCCGTCGTTTTTTTTGAATAAGAGATCTACTGGGAGACTGGCGATAGCGTTAGAAATTAACTGTTCGCAGGAGAAAACGCTAGGGTTCTGCTCCAGCGCTCGGGACCAGTTGGTACCGAAGGCTCCCCAGGGTATGACCATCGAACCCGGGGAATTTCTTTTTTGCATCGGCTTTTTTTTGCTAAATATGCCCATGCTTATATAGTCCTAGACCTAATAACGAATGGACCCAGGGGAGGCCTTAGGCCGTCGCTTCTCGGCTATCGAGGACAAAAGCCGGGTATACGCCATGATCGAAGTAATTACCCCGTCTATTCGCTTGGTACTTTTCCTCGCATCGGGTTTTATTGGCTTTATATTCCCGTTGAAATCCTGGTAAATCGAGACGCAAGAGACTTGCCAGCTCATTACCGGGTTAGTGTCTACGATCTGCCCCTTGAGAATCGCCTCCTCCCAGCGCTTGGCTGGCTCGGAGAAGTTCTTTGCATCCATGGCCATTTCGGTAAGAGTAGTAAGATCCTTAAACTCGTTGATAATGTCTGAGGCGCTCCAACGGTCGAAAGCGATTTCCTTCAAAAGCGGGAGGCTTTGGATATCTTTGCGAATCCGTTCTTTGAGGTACTCATAGTCTACGGTGTCTCCCGGGGTAGCGATTACAAGGCCTGAATCGATCCAGTACCGCACTAATTCCGAATCGTGTCGCATCTTGATTTCTATCTGACCTTCGGGAATGAAAAAAAGGTGTTCGGTGTAGAACTTCATATTTTCCTGATCCATGAAGTATTTTGAGTATGCAGTCCAGTCGTTTCGCTTCGAAAGGTCGATAGCTCCTACGCATAAAAACCCAGAGAGATCTTTCGGCCGAGGTTGTTGGCATTTCTCCCAGCTCTCAGCGGTGATCCATCCCTCGGTGACTGCTGAGTTAAGCCAGAGATTCAGGTTCTTACACTTAAACTCAGTCTGTTTACTCGGTTGTTGTATCGCTTCGGCGAGAGCTGTCTCGAGGTTTGCTGGGTCTATCGTGACTCCTAGGTTCGGGTTTGCTTTGATGAAGTTCTTTGAGTCTGTCCATTCGTCTTTGTCGTCCAGCTCGTAAAGTATACAAAAGTAGGTCTCGTCCTCGAATTTCCGCTCGAGGATCTTCCTGGATCTCTCCCATTCCCAGCGCCCAGGGTTTTCGAGGCTGTGGTTAGCTGTGGTAATCATAAACAAAAGCGGCTGGACCCTGGAGTACATCCCCGATTGCATTACGTCAATAAGCCTCGAGTTTGGGTGAGCGCTGACCTCATCGGCCAGGACGAACTGAGGATTCAACCCGTCAAACTTGTTGTACTCGCTTGATAGAGCCTCGATCTTGCTTGCTGTTTTTTCATAGACCAGAGTGTTCCGATAAGCGTCGATCATTCCTGCCAGGTCAGCGTTTTGTTTTACAAATTGCTTGCAGTTGTTGAAAGCGACCTCGGCCTGCTTTCTCTGGGTAGCGATCGAGTAGACCTGGGCCCCGGGTTCTGTCAGAAGCTCGAAAAGCTGGAGAGCTGAGGCCAAAAGCGTTTTCCCATTCTTACGACCTACGAAAACAAAGGCCTTTCGAAACCTTCTAGTCCCGTCCTCTTTTCGCCGCCAGCCGTAGACACTAGCCAGAATGAAAACCTGCCAGGGTTCGAGGACTATGGGAGTCCCCGCCCATTTCCCCTCGTAATGTTTCATAGCTTCGACAAATCGAATAATCTTGTTCGCTTTCTTATCATCGAAGTAGTACGGAAAATCCTCTCCTTGCTTCATGTCCTCTATGTGTCTGCGAATGGACAGTTTTGTATACCTACCGGTAAGTATTTTATTCTGACTTACCTCGAGTAAATACTTCTCGAATCGTGGATCCATTAGTCATCCTCCAGAGCTGCCAGAATAGGATTATCGGGTTCTTTCTCTTTTGCCAGGAGTCCGATGATCTTGGTCTTCTGTAGTGGTGTAGCTAGGTAGTCCTTTGCTACTGTCTGATACTGGTTGGTGAGTTTAATCCAGAGCGTTTGTAGTCTCAGAATGTAGTCCTCGTTCCAGGAAATTTGTTTCATCAGTAACTCGATCAAAGCCCAGTCTCTCTCGTCTTTATTCTCCGCAGCTCTTTTCTCTCGCTCGAGTTTTTTTATCTCTTTCCTGGTCTTTTTGATCTGGTCGAAAGTTTTGTAAGCTTCCGAGAGTGTTATAAAATGGGTTTTCAACGTAGGAAGATCTTCTGGGAAAATTACCTGGAGGCTGAGTAGTCGCTGAGTTACGATCTCCCAATCTCTTTTGGCCGCTGGGTGCTCGATCTCTTTCGCCTGCTCGATCTTCGAAATTTGTCCCCCCGGGTAAACTTCGGTCATAGGTTTTTTACCTTTGTCCCGGGTAGCGTTGTAGGTCCCGTGGAGTTGTTTCAACTCGATCGGCTTTCCTGACATATTCAGAATTTCCTATATATCAAACTTTTGCCATCTGAAAAGTTGTACGCAAATG